CTGTTCAACCCGACCGACACCATCAGCAAGCAGTTCAAGAACGGCATGATGGGTATGGGCGTGCTGGGCTTCGACGAAGTCAACATGTCTCAGTCGATCAAGCAGTTCACCACCGGCTCGCGCACCGCTACTGGCGGTACCCTGTCGGCTGCTGTGACCGCTGAAGGCGCCACCACCATCGCCATCACCGGCGCCGGTGCAAACGCTACCGTCAAGCTCGGCGACGTGTTTACTGTTGCTGACTGCTTTGCTGTGAACCCGCAAACCCGTGAATCCACTGGTTCGCTGTTCCAGTTCGTCGCAGCCGCTGACGTGACCCTGAGCGGCGCTGGCGCTGGCAACATCACCGTAACTCCGATGTACTCGGCCAACCACGCTCTGGCTACTGTGGACGTTCTGCCGCAAAGCGGCAAGGCCGTGGTGTTCGTGGGCGCGGCTTCCAGCCAGTACGCTCAGAACTTGGTCTACCACAAGGACGCGATCACCTTCGCTACCGCCGACCTGCTCCTGCCGCAAGGTGTGGACATGGCCGCTCGCGCCGTTCACAATGGCATCAGCCTGCGCGTTGTTCGTCAGTACGACATCAACAACGACCGTATGCCCTGCCGTATTGACGTGCTGTACGGCTACAGCGTGATTCGTCCTCAGATGGGCGTTCGCCTCTGGGGCTGATCGAATGGGGCTTCGGCCCCGTTCTCGTAACTTTTTTGAAAGGAATTTATCATGGCTCTTCCTAATGGCGCAGGTGGTTATCAAGTCGGCGACGGCAACGTCGGCGAGGCGCAACTGTTTGTTCAGGGCGCTCCTACCTCCATCACCGCAGCAGCAACTATGACCGCCGACCAACTGGCAAACGGCCTGTTTGTCTTTGACGGCTCTGCCGGCAATCTGACTTTGCCCACCGTGGCAAACTTGGAGATCGCCGTGTCTAGCGCGGCCAAAGTCAACGCAGCGTTTGATTTCTTCGTCGTTAACATCGACGGCGGCACTGACGACGTGACCATCGCTACAGCCACTGGCTGGACGCTGGTTGGTACGATGCAAGTTGACAACGCCACTTCGGGCCACTTCCGTGCCCGTAAGACCGGCGACGGCACTTGGACCTGCTACCGCATCTCGTGATAGCCAGGGGGCTTCGGCCCCCTGTTTTTAAAAGGACATATCATGCCTAATACCAAGTCTGTAGGCGTTGCGTTTAGCGACCCTGAACTGACCTCCGGCACAACGATTACGGGCGCAATCATCGACAGCACGTCGAAGGTTTTGTCCAACATCGCCAACGGTCTTACCGCGTCTCAACAAGGCGCGACTATCACCACCACCGGCAACAGCGACGTTTTCATCATCGCCCCTGCGGCGGGGGTGCTGACTTCTGCTGTGTTTTCGGGTGTGGACGCGCTGGCTGCAAGCGATACCAACTACATTACGTTTTCCGTTACCAACCTTGGGACTACGGGTTCCGGCACCGCTGCTATGTTGGCGGCCACCGATGCCAATACGACCAAGACTACTGGCGGAACTGCGCTGACGGCTAACGCCGCACGCACGCTGGCTATCAACGGTACTGCTGCCAATTTGGTGGTGGCTGCCGGCGATCGTCTGCGTATCCGTGCAGCCGCAACTGGCACGCTTGCCAACACGGTGACGTTCCCCGTCTACCGTCTCAACTTTAGCGTTGCGTAATCGGGCGGGGGCTTCGGTCCCCGTTTCTACACATGGCAGCAATCTATCTCATCCATCCTGTCCACGGCGCCAAAGTCGCTACGTTGGACATAGAGGCTGAACTTGACCTTCAAAACGGTTGGTCAAGGTACAATCTTGAGCCAGTGGCTGAAGAAGCCAGCCCCGAGCCTGTGGCGCGGCGCAGCCGGCGCAATAAGGACGTTTTAATCCAAGAGGAATAGCATGGCGACCTACACCGCAGGCGAACAGATTAACCGGGCGTTGCGGCTACTAGGTGTGCTGGCCGAGAGCGAAACGCCGACGGCCGCTATGTCTCAAGACGCCTTAATGGCGCTCAATCAGATGATCGACTCGTGGAACACCGAGCGGTTGTCTGTCTTTGCCACCATCGACCAGATCGTCAACTGGCCGGTCGGCTCGATCAACGAAACCCTTGGCCCTAGCGGCTCCTTGGTGCGCCTCAATGGCACTGCCGTGCGTCCGGTCTTGGTGGACGACGCCACCTACTTCAAAGACCCCGGCACGGGCGTGTCCTACGGCATCAAGCTGATCAATCAGCAACAGTACGACGGCATCGCGGTCAAGACCGTGACCTCGACTTATCCCCAGGTGATGTTCGTCAACAACACCTACCCGAACTTCGACATCTACATCTACCCGCGACCAACACGGCTGCTGGAGTGGCACTTCATCAGCGTGCAAGAGCTGACGCAGCCGGCGGAGTTGACCACAGACATTCTTTTTCCGCCAGGCTACCTGCGGGCTTTTACGTACAACTTGGCCTGCGAGTTTGCACCAGAGTTTGGCGTTGAGCCGTCGCCTCAAGTGCAGCGTATTGCCATGACCAGCAAGCGCAACTTGAAGCGCATCAACAACCCTGACGATGTGATGTCGATGCCGTACTCGCTGATTGCGACGCGGCAGCGGTTCAACATCTACGCCGGCAACTATTGATGAAAACGCCGATCTTAGGTTCCAGCTACGTCGCCCGCAGCGTCAATGCTGCGGACAACCGCATGGTCAACATGTACCCCGAGATCGTGCCCGAGGGCGGCAAAAGCGCCGCTTTTTTGACCCGATGCCCCGGCCTGCGCCTGTTGACTACTGCGGGCACCGGACCGATCCGGGGGTTGTGGCCGCTCAAAGAGTACCTGTACGCCGTTTCGGCCAACACCTTTTACCGGCTCACTCTGCTTAGCAACCCGACTCGCTGGCGTGTTGAGGCTTTGGGCACGGTCACTGGAACTGGCCCCGTGTCCATGTCGGATAACGGTACGCAGATTTTTATCGCCTGCAACCCCGACGGCTTCATCTACAACGCCACCACTCAAGTATTTGCCCAGATCACTGATCCAGATTTTCCTGGCGCAGTGAGAGTTGGATATCTTGACGGCTACTTCGTGTTCAACGAGCCGGATAGCCCGCGGGTGTGGGTGACATCGCTGCTTGATGGTTTGTCCGTCGATCCGCTGGACTTTGCCAGCGCCGAGGGCGACCCGGACGGCTTGGTATCGCTGATTGTTGACCACCGCGAGGCGTGGCTATTTGGCACCAACTCAATCGAAGTCTGGTACGACGCGGGCTTGCCTGACTTTCCGTTGCAGCGCATCCAAGGTGCGTTCAACGAAATTGGGTGCGAAGCCCCCTACTCGGTTGCCAAGCTCGACAACGGCCTGTTTTGGCTGGGGTCCGACGCTCGTGGCCGGGGTATCGTCTACCGATCCAACGGCTACAGCGGCCAACGGATTTCAACTCACGCCATCGAATGGCAAATCCAGCAGTACGGCAATCTGTCGGACGCTATCGGCTACACCTACCAGCAAGACGGCCATGCCTTCTACGTGCTGATTTTCCCGACTGCTCAGACCACTTGGGTTTACGACGTGGCTACCCAAGCCTGGCATGAGCGGGCCGGCTGGTCAAACGGCAACTTTGTACGGCATCGGTCTAACTGCCAAGCAGTCTTCAACAACCAGGTCATTGTCGGCGACTTTGAAAACGGCAACATTTACGCCTTCGACCTAGACGAATACGCCGATAACGGCGAAATTCAAAAGTGGCTGCGGTCGTGGCGGGCGCTGCCGCCTGGCACAAACAACCTCAAGAGGACCGCGCATCACAGCTTGCAAGTCGATTGCGAGGCGGGTGTTGGCCTTAACACGGGCCAAGGCAGCGACCCACAGATGATGTTGCGGTGGTCGGATGACGGCGGCCATACGTGGTCCAACGAGTACTGGACTTCTGTGGGCAAGGTCGGTGAATATTACCGCCGCGTCATTTGGCGACGCTTAGGCATGACGCTCAAATTACGCGACCGTGTGTATGAGATTTCGGGCACTGACCCCGTGAAACTCGCTATCATGGACGCCGAACTGATCGTATCGCCGACCAATGCCTAGCCCCCCAAACATCACGAACATACCGTCTAACCGTGTCGGGATCATTGATCCCCGCACCGGGGTGATGTCGCGTGAGTGGTATCGGTTTTTTCTAAACTTGTTCACTCTGGCAGGCGGCGGGAGCAACCAAGTATCGCTAGACGACCTGCAACTTGGCCCGCCACCCCAGCCAGACTCAGGTGCTGGCGGCACGGTAACCTCTGTGAGCATGACAGTCCCTACCGGGCTGTCGGTTTCTGGTAGCCCAATCACTACTGTTGGCACGTTAGCGGTTAGTTACACGGCCGGGTACTCTATCCCTACGACAGCCAAGCAGAGCGAATGGGACACGGCCTACTCCGAGCGTTTGCAGTGGGACGGTGGGTCTACAAACCTTGTGGCTGCCACTGGCCGCACCTCGCTTGGCGCTACAACGGTAGGCGGCAATTTTTTCACGCTGCCCAACCCCAGCGCTATCACGTTTGTCCAGATCAACGCGGACAACACCATCACCACGATGGACGCCCCCACGTTCCGCGCCGCCATCGGCGCGGGTACTGGCGGTGGGTCGGTAACGTCGGTCAGCGGCACAGGCACAGTCAGCGGCCTGACCCTGACAGGTACGGTCACCACCTCGGGCAGTTTGACGCTTGGAGGCACGCTGGCTGTTACGCCGTCAGACTTTGCCAGCCAAAGCGCCAACACCTTTTTGGCCGCACCGAACGGGTCGCCAGGCGTTCCTACATTCCGTGCAATCGTTGCGGCTGATGTCCCAACGCTAAACCAGAACACCACGGGCACAGCCAGTAACGTGACTGGCGTGGTGGCTGTCGCCAACGGCGGCTCAGGTCAGACGACTGCTCAGGCAGCTATGAACACGTTTGCTGGCGCGGCGACGTCCGGCCAGTACCTGCGCGGCAACGGCACGAATGTGGTGATGTCGGCCATCCAAGCCGCAGACGTACCGACATTGAACCAGAACACTACAGGCACTGCGGCCAACGTGACTGGCGTGGTGGCGGTCGCAAATGGCGGTACTGGGCTTTCATCCACCCCGGCCAACGGCGAGTTGGATATTGGTAATGGCACAGGGTTTACCCGAACTACATTGACCGCCGGCACGGGCATTAGCATCTCCAACGGCGCAGGGTCGATCACAATTGCCTCGTCTGTGACCCCGGTCACGTCGGTTACGGGCACGTCTCCCGTGGTGTCGAGCGGGGGCACGACGCCGGCCATCAGCCTTGCATCGGGCTACGGCGACACGCAGAATCCTTACGCCAGCAAGACGGCTAACTTTGTCTTGGCCGCGCCCAATGGAACTGCGGGCGTACCTACGTTCCGGGCCATTGTGGCTGCGGACATCCCGACGCTTAACCAAAACACGACCGGCACTGCGGCCAATGTGACCGGGGTAGTGGCGATTGCCAACGGCGGTACGGGCCAGACCACGCGCCAGGACGCGATGGACGCCTTGGCTGGCGCCACGACTTCTGGCTTTTATCTGCGAGGCAACGGCACTGACGTAGTAATGTCGGCCATTCAAGCGGCAGACGTACCAACCCTCAACCAGAACACGACAGGCACCGCGGCCAACGTGACAGGCACCGTGGCAATTGCCAACGGCGGCACGGGCCAGACGACAAAAACCGAGGCGTTTGACGCTTTGTCGCCCACTACTACCAAGGGCGACATTATTGTCAGCAACGGCACGGACAACGTGCGGTTGGGCGTGGGCACGAATAACCAAGTGCTGACGGCCGATTCGACCACGGCAACTGGCCTTAAATGGGCTGCCGGGGGCGGCAGCAACATCACGTCGTTGGGGCTGTGGGAGAATAACGCGACGATTTCGGCCAACTATTCAATTACGTCGGGCAACAATGGGTTGTCTGCGGGCCCGGTCACCGTGGCCTCGGGCGTCACCGTTACGGTGCCGACGGGCTCGTCGTGGGCTGTTGTTTAAGGAACTGACATGACCGTTACCGCACGCAACCTAGTGCCTGCCAAGCTGGTGGAAACCACCCAGACCACTCAGTACATCGTACCCAGCAACGCTTCGGTGACCATTATTGACAAGTTCACGGCCACAAATGTTAGTGGTAGCACAGCCACAATCAGTGTAAACTTGGTCACAGGTTCGGACACCCCCGGCGATAGAAATTTGATCACCAAGACCAGAAGTCTAGCGGCGGCCGAGGTCTACACGTTTCCTGAATTGGTGGGACAGATCATGCCGACAGCCTCGTTCATCTCAACGATTGCCAGTGCTGCGAGTGCCATCAACATGCGCGTCAGCGGGCGAGAGGTAACTTGATGGAACTGGTTTGCGAAAAACCGTTTGATCTTGCAGTCGTCACACCTGACAAGGTGTTGGCATTGCAAGACGAATTGTTTAAGATGCCGCAAGCCGACATTGTGACAGAGCATGTGTTTTTGCCGGGCGTGTACGAAAGAAAAATCACCGTCCCGCCTTGGACTGTGTTGACCGGAGCCGAGCATAAGGTTGCGTATCGCGTAAGGCTAGAAAAAGGCACCATTGCGGTCACAACCGATGCCGGCGTAAAGACTTTGACTGGGCCGTGTGAGTTTGACGCGCCGGCCGGCACACAGCGCGCGGGGCGGGTGTTTGATGACGAAGTGGTTTGGGTGGACGTGTACGACAATCCAGATGATTGTCAAGACATTCAAACACTTGAGAACAGGTTGTATGTTGTACCTGCATGGGGTCTTGGTGACAGCCGCACAGAAGCGCAAAAGGCGATGATTGCGTATCGGTCAATGCTTTTGGATTTTGGTGTGGACAAGGCGGTAGCCACAGATGCCGCGATAAGCGCGTTTGAGCACAGGCCGCTTGCCCTTGCCGTCGGATAAGGAGAAAGATTATGGCTGGATGGATGGCTGCCGCAGTAGTCGGCAGTGCTTTAATAGGTAGCAGGTCTTCTAGCAGGGCCGCCAGCGCGCAGGTAGACGCCGCGCGCGAATCCGGCGATGTGCAGCGCGAAATTTTTGAGCGCCAAGTAGAACTTAGCGCGCCTTACCGCGCGGCGGGTGAGCAAGCGCTTAACAAATTAGTCCCGCTCGCGACTGAGTACACGCCGTTCGGGATGGCGCAATTCCAAGCTGACCCAGGTTATGGCTTTCGATTGTCAGAAGGCCAAAAAGCGCTGGAGCGGTCGGCTGCGGCGCGGGGCAATTTGTTGTCCGGCGGCACTGGCAAGGCGTTGACGCGGTACGGCCAAGAAATGGGTTCGCAAGAATACATGAACGCTTTCAATCGCTACCAAGCCGAGCGCCAAGCGCGGCTGAACCCACTGCAATCGCTTGCCAACGTGGGCCAAACTTCGTCGCAGCAACTTGCTGGGCAGGCCGGGCAGCTTGGTGCAAATTTGGCTGAGTCGATTGGCGCAGCCGGTCAAGCCCGCGCGTCGGGCTACATGGGTACGGCTAACGCAATTACCGGCGGCCTGAACCAGTACCTGAACTACAGTCAGAACCAAGCGCAAAACCAATTGCTGCAGCAGGCTATTGCTGGGCGTCGCTATGACCCGTCCAACTTTGCTTACGCGAGTTACTAATCATGGCACTTGTCAATCCTCAGATCGCGATGTCGTTCCGCCCGACGGTTGAGTATCAGCCGCGTAACGCGCTGGCCGAGTACGCTCAAATTCAGAGCATCGTTGGTGGTCAACGCCAAGCTGAAGTTGCGGAGATGCAGCTTGAGCAGTTGCGTCAGGACCGCGACGCGCTTCGCCAGATTCAAGCTGCAATCGTAGCTAAAGGTGGCCCACCTGATTTAAGCGCTGCTGCTGACGCGATGATCAAGTCTGGCCGTCCAGAGTATCTGCAACAGGGTTTGCGTATTAGAGAAACTTTAGCCCAACAACAGCGGCTTGAGGCTTACGAACGCGAACACTACCCCACTGACGCCGCCACGTCGTCGGCAGTGCCTGCTGCTGCCGCTGCTGCGCCGCCCGCCGCTGCTGTCACCGAACCACCTATTCCTCGCGGGCTTACAAGCACAGGGTCGCAAACTTTTGACAACATGATCGCGGACGAAATGCTTCGCAATCCGCCTGCCCGGCTATCTTATGGGCCGATGACAGAAGCAGAAATTGCGGCTGGCCGCAACGCGGCGCCCGCCGCTACTGCACCTGCTGCTGTCGCACCTGCTGCTGTCGCACCTGCTGCTGTACCTGCTGCAACAAACGCCCTTGCACCTGCTGCTGCGCCTGCAACGACTAACGCTATGCGCGCTGCCGCGCAACCTGATGTAGACGCGCTGATGAGGCGGTATAACCAAGCCGCGCGCGCGGGCTCGCCTGATGCGCCTGCAATACTCAAACAAATTGAGGCCGCATTGCGTGGTGATCAGAATCGACCTGTTACGGTTTCGCCGGGCCAAACAGTTATTGACCCCCGAACTGGCGCGGCCATATTTACCGCGCCGACCAGTGTTGCGCTGTCAGACCGCTTTGTGCCGGTAGGGCGTTTGGTGTTTGACCGTCAAACGCAGCAATACATCTCCCCAACGCAAGCGCAGTTGGCTCAGTCGCAAGAACGAGCAACTACTGCTGCTGCGCCTGCCGCCCGCGCGCCGCTTGGATATCGTTTTACGCCTACGGGCGATTTGGAGCCTATTCCTGGCGGGCCGGCGGCGCGGGCCGCAGAAGGCGCTGGCGCGGCGCAACCCAAACCGCTCACAGCAGCGCAGGAAGTTGCGCGCCGCGACAAACTTGGAAAAGAGTTTAAGTCGGCTACCGCCGCACTTCAAACCACTCAAGACGTTCTTGACTCCATTTCTTTTGTGAGGGCAGAGCCTGGCTTGTCAAGAGCCACAGGCTTTACCGGAACGTTTTTACCCTCAATTCCCGAGGGCGCGGCGGCGGCGGCTGAAACACGGCTTAGGAACCTAGAGGGTAAGGTCACCGCCCTTGGTAAAGCCCAAGCGGCCGCAACCGGCGCAATCGGGTCTATTGCCAACCAAGAATGGCAAATTCTGCGCGACCAGATTGCTGCTATTGACCGAACCAAAGGTACGGGGCCGCTTTTGAAGCAGTTGGAGTTGGTAGAACTACAAGCTCAAGGTGCGATGACGCGCATTCGAGACGCGTATCAAAGACAGTTTGGTGAAGACTTTGAGCGGTTTCCGCAATTTTCTAATCTGCCCGCACCTAGCTCGTCGTTTACACCTAGAGCGCCTGCTGGCGGCGCGGGGCGCGCTGCGCCGGCAGCGGGCGGCGGCGTGGACACAAGCAACCCATTGCTTAGGTAAGGAGCAAACATGGCGAATCTGGCCTCAATCCTTACCGATCCAAACTACGTTAACGCCAACGAGGCGACAAAACGGGCCATCTTTGACAAGTTTTCGGCGCAAGACCCCAACTTCACCAACGCAAACCCGGCTACACAAGCGGCTATTCGGCAGCGATTTGGTGTGCAGCAGCCTAGCTCTCCAGTAGACCAGATACCCGGCTACGGTCGGCCAGTGCCCGCCGCCGCAACGCGGCAAGACGCTATTCCAACCCGCAGGCGCGCGATTGCAGAGTTCTTAGCTCCTACAGTTGAAGCCTTGGGTACTGTTGGCGGCGCTGCGCTAGGCACGCCAGCGGGGCCAGCAGGTATGGTGACTGGCGCCGGCGCAGGCTACGCGGGCGCTAAAGAGTTTATGCGCGCAGTGGGGGGCGGCGTTGCACCTGAAACGCTGTCTCAATCTGCTGTTCGTCAAACAAGAAACGTGCTTGAGGGCGCTACGATGGAGGCCGCAGGCCGAGG